GAATCCATTCACCATCTTGAAAGAAACAATCACCGCGCTTGATGAATGAATCACTTTGTTTGAGGTCGTGCGCACATCACGTTAGGACGCGATGGCTTACGTAAGGGGGTTACGCCTGTAGCGTATTCTAGTCATGTCTGAATTCTTGTCCAGCTTTATTTTCTGTCAATAAGTGTGCATAACTTTATAGACACAACCCATGCCACATGCCAGGCTAATACCTTACTGATCCACCACAGATTGTATGCTCTAACCTTAGCGCGTTAGTCATGATTTAGGCGATGATCAACCGAACACTGGCCAAGCGAACACTGCGCGAATGAACACTGCACGCATGAACAGGGGGGGGAGGGGGTCGACCGGCGAAATGTTTTTATCATTGCCATCCATAAACCCCCCCCACAAAAATTGTTACAATGGGGCAGTTCCCGTTCGGGGTTATTTGGGGATAGGTCTAGTGTATTGTGCTTAAATGTGTCAGATAGGTAACATTTGTGTTTATGGTTGACATTATGTGTGGTGTTGTGGTAATTGGTTGTGTGAGCGCGAGATGGACTTGTGCTTAGAAACTTATTTATATTATGCCTAGAGGCGATTCATACGATCTTCAAGGTCAAGGCGGTGGACAAGTGTACAACGCTGGTGGCAGTGCTGTAGGCCCATTCCGTTGGGTTCAGTTTGTGAACGACACGGTGTTGAGTGCAATCTCTGCGCCTAACCTACAGGATTCTGGTTCCAAGTTGATTACCATTACGATCCCTGCTGGGTTCGGCCTTGGTGGTACGATCAACAGCTTTGCCGTGACATCTGGTGTTGTTATTGGTTACCGCGCCTAATGTCGCAGTTCCGATCCACTGGTGGGATGGATGACTCGATTGCCGAGGATGGTGATCGTGGGTTTGTCGGCGTGAACCAGCGGTTGCAGCTAAACCAGTTGAAGGCTGGGGAGGTCAGGGAATCCTTGAATGGACGCATGGAGGGTTACTGGAAACCCCGCAAGGTGGTGGTTTCTAGGACTGGTGCATTGACCGTTGGTGGTGAACCATTGCAGTTGCCATTTTACTTGATCGATGTTGCCAAGACTATATCTGGCGTAACCGTACCTAGCACTGGGACTATACGAATCACGGTGTCCAGTCACGGATTTCCCGCTGGATCATCTGGATGGGCTAGAGTCGCGGGATTGGACGCTGCGGTTAATGGGGACTATTTGCTTTCCTATGTAAATGCAAACACATTGGAGTACACCGTGGCTGGAGTCACCTCCGTTGCGGATGTTAATGGCACGCTCTCACAGATGCCGATTAACGATTCGGCTAACGCCAATGTACGAGCCTCCTGCTTGTTCAGCGATCCCAACTCCAACAACAAGGAGTATGTGATTGTAGCGTTGGATACGGTTGCTAAGAAGATTGACTTGGCTGCGGTCGAGGCTAACTCCCTGTATGTTCCAGAGAACATCTCATATCCCTCTGGAACTGCCTTGGGCGAAGACACCGACATTATTCAGGTGTTCGATAAGGTGATGCTATTCCGAGAGGGGAAACAAGCATTGGAGTGGTATCCTAATGGCAGACCTATTCTTTCTGCGTCACAGAGTGGAACCACCGTTACGATGAGCGTTCGTGAACATGGGCTTGCGGCTGGAACATCTGTGGTTGTCGCCGGGCTAACTGGTGGTACTCCAGCCAACGGAACATTTACGGTTCTTTCTGGCGCGGGTCTAACTCAAGACCAGTTCCAATACACCTTTACTACAAGTCAGACCCAGACCTTTGGGGTGACTGCCGCCACCATGACTGACGGGTTTACCTTTTCTCCGGGAGGAGCCTACACCCAACCACAAGTATTTAACTCTAGTGGTAACCAAGTTTCGGTTTCTAATGGAGAGGTTTCCTTAAACCTTGGCATATCCAACAATACCGTATTTACTGGTGATGTCATTAGGGTTTACGAAAGCACGATTCCAGAGTTCTCTGCGATTGTCGGACAAGAATTCCAAGTATCGTCAGCAACGACTGCAAACATCAAATTCTTTGCGCCTGTAGCAAATCTTACGGCAAGTGGTTCTACTGGTCAAATTGAGTTTGGTGGAAGGTTTAGTGAGGGTGGTGGGTTCATGCATCAACCGGGCGCACCTTGGGGTGTTCATTTCCAACGCCGCCTGTGGGTTCCGTACTATTACGACCAGTCTGGGGCTTACAACGCAGTTACCTATACCGACCGCAAGATCACAGACGAGATTGCCGTATCCGACATTCTTGACACCACCACCTTCGACCAGATCGAAAACCAGTTTCGTATTTCTGGTGGTACTGCTGACTATGTGGTTGGCATGCACGGGTTCTATGACGATGCGTTGATTGTCCTCAACAGAAACAGCATCCACCAGATTAAGGGGACGCAGGGGACGCTTCTAGACACTAAGGTTACAGAATTAACCTCCGAGGTTGGCTGCTTAGCTCGCAAGTCCGTGGTGATGAGGGCTAACACCATGATGTTTCTGTCGGACGATGGGGTGTATGGTGTGGAGTTCCTTAACGATTACAACCTTCGCGGGGCCGAGGAACCAATTTCCAAGAATATCCAGCCATACATTGATAGGCTGAACAAGGATTTGTCCAACAAGTCAGTTGGAATCTTGTTTGATAACAGGTACTACCTTGCTGTCCCGTTGGACTCCGCACCGGGCATTAACGATGCTCGCGGGAACAACTCAATTTTGGTGTACAACTTCCTAAATGGAGGCTGGGAGTCGCTAGATACCTTTGGTGATACTAGATTTTTGATCGAAGACCTTATTGTTGGTTCAGCGGGGGTAAGGAACAACCTATATGCTGTGACTGCTAACGGTGGGTTGCACCAATTAGAAGCGTTTGATGACTCTAACGACACTATCAGCGTGTCCAACACTAATAATGTTAAGACATCTGCACCCATTCTGTCTAAACTAATTACCCGTGGGTACGACCTTGAGACATTGGAGCGCAAAAGGTACACCGACTCGCAGATCAATATGCAGGGGTTGCCCAGCCAAAATTCTGAATACCTAATTGAGTTCGCCGCTGAAGACCCAGACAACTCATCGACTATTGGAACTACTACTCAATTCCTTGATGGACAAGTTCTGCAGTCAACCAACCCATCAGAGGCTGAAACAGCAAGCATTAGGTGCAGGCTTGGTGGCATTAGAGGCTATACAGGAACCATGATCTTGACAAGAACACAGGGTTCAGCCAAGATAAACTCAATCAAAGTTGCTGGATCAGTAACAAATAGACAAATAATCTCACAGAAATAAGTTATGGGCGCGGTTAATACAACTTACACTTTTACGGCTACTGACACGATTACTAGCACGAAGATGAATAATATCATCGACGAAACCGTGATGACTGGTGATGCTGTTCTTGGTGGATCTGGTGGAAGCGGTGGACTGGATATTGCGTCTGGCAAGTTGAGCATCTCTGCTAATGCCATCAACTCCAGCCGACTTGCGTCAAGTTCGGTTACAACCAATGCCATTACCAATGGCAATGTTACCCCGGAGAAGTTGTCTACATACGCACCCACATGGTCAAGCGGAACAACCAGCATGCAGCCCGGATTAGAACTCGGCGGCGGCATTACAACTAATCAAAGTTCTTATGTTGACTTTCATGCCGTTCCGGGGACTGATTATGAATCAAGAATAATTCGTGGGGCTGGGGCAAATGGTGATCTTGCAATTGAAAACACAGGAACCGGGCTTGTATCTATTGCTCATTATGGTGCGGGTGCGGTGACGCTTCAAACATCATCCCAAGAACGAATGCGTATCACCGCAAGCGGTAATGTTGGGATTGGGACGGGTAGTCCGGTAGCTCCACTTCATGTAAATGGAGGATTTAAAGTAACAGCAACAGAAAACAATAACTTTTCGGCTACCGTTTCCAATAGTGGAACTACAAACGCTTACGGTCTTATTGTTGAATCAAACAATTCCGCATATGCGTTAGCAGTTAGAGACAAAAGCAATGTTTATCGTTTCCGAGTTGGAGCTGATGGAACAGTTTCAATGGGCGGTGCTGGCAATTCTTTTAACATTAACGCAGGTGGTAATGTTGGAATTGGAAAAACCACCCCATCCACAATCCTCGATGTCAACGGAACCGTAACCGCGACCGCCTTCTCTGGGCCGCTGACTGGCAATGTGACTGGCAATGTGACTGGCAATGTGACTGGTTCGTCTGGGTCGTGTACTGGTAACGCTGCGACATCTACATTAGCGACAAAAGCGTCAACGCTTTCCAATGGTGGCGGAAATGGTTCTGCAATGACTTTCAACTGGAATGGCCAATCAGGTCAACCAGATTGGGTATGGGGATCAATCAACGCTAGTGGTGGGGCGAACCATTATGTTTGGAATCCAGCTAACTTTAGCGTCAATTATGCAAATAGCGCAGGATCGGCAACCACCGCCTCCACCGTAAGCAACTCCGCTATCACCGCAGCCAAGCTAGATGGCAACCAAAGTGGTTCTGCTCCAATTTATGGATGTAGGGCGTGGGTTAGTTTTGTTGGTAGATCAACAAATGGAGATTGCACAATTAGATCGTCGGGGAATATCAATCGTGTCGCAAGAACCGCGGAAGGAAGATATACAGTTTATTTCGCAACTTCAATGCAAGATGCTGAATATGCAACAATTACTGGAAGCGATGCAAATACTGCTCATAAAATAGCTGGTGTAATTTCTCAAAGTGCAGGTGAGGTGAATATTGCATATTCACAGATTCAAACATCCACTTCGCGAATTGACCCGACTTGGGGGCAAGTTTCAATTTTTCGATGAACCAGCACCTAGCAAAAGCATTTCATGACTACACAAGAAAAAACATCAACTTTACTAATGTCATTGATTGGCATTTTTGTAATGGTTTTGTTTTGTGCCAGCCAGATTGCTTTGGGATTGGGTTCTTTTCGGATTCAGCCGACCCAACAAAGCCAGTTGAACGACATCACTCAAATACCTTGTTCGTCACATACTGCGCTGGTTATATGCAACCAATCATGCGCCTGTTTCAAGGCCAACTCGATTACATTGCATTCAGCAGAGACTTCAGCAAATCACCTAGGATAAGACTCTGGGACTATCAAAAAACACTTAATAGAATAAAATAATATGGGATCACTTTTTGGCGGCGGGGGTGGAGATGTTCCAATGCCCACAGACATCTGGAAGAAAACTGGAAAGAATAAAACCACTCTTCCCCAAAAGCAACTTGCTGGAGTTACTGGGTATTATGGTCAAGCACTCCCAGCATTTCTTGGGATGAACGCTCAATACACCCCGCAGTTCATGCAGCAGGGGTTTGAGTTTGGTGGCCAAGGTGTTACTGGATTTGAGGCACTTCAACGGCAAGCTGCTGGTGGAGCCGCGCAAACAATGGCCGATCTTCGCGCACAGGAACTTGGAACTATGGGTGGTCAAGCTGGACTCACCCGTGGACTTATGGAGGCACTTTCCCCAGAACAAGCGGCGCAGGTAGCAAACATGCAGAATCTAGCAAGCCAAGCAGCAGGTGCTGAAAGTGCTTATGCTGGGCGCATGGGTGAGGCACTTGGAATGTACGGAATTCGTCCTCAAGAGTTTGGAACTACAATTACTGAATCTAACCTAGCCCCTACTGCCACTCAGCGTGGGTTGCTTGGTGAAACCGTTACCCAAGGTGGACTTCTTAGCCCAACCATTCAAGCCGCAGAACAAGATGCTGCAATGGCGAACCAAATGGCTCAAGAAGCTTACGCTCGTCGCGGGACTCTCTCATCTCAAGAACAGCGTTCGGCGCAACAGACAGCACGGGAGGCTGCACAATCGGCTGGAAGGCTGGGTGGTAATGCTGCAATTGCCGCAGAGATCCAAAACCGTGAAGCGGCATTAGCTGGGCGCAGGGCGCAAGCGTCACAGGCTGGGCAACAGGCTTTTGAACAGCGTCAGAACCTTGCCAATCTTCGCGCTGCGGAGCAACAGGCACTATTTGGTCAACAGGTTGGGGCAAGGCAATTGCGTTCAGCAGAAGAACAAGCATTGTTTGGTCAGCGTATTGGTGCTAGAGAGCAGGCATTGCAACAAGAACAAGCCTTGTTTGGTCAGCAGGCCACAGGCGCACAGCAAAGAATGGCAGAGCAACAAGGTCTGTTTGGCCAAAGAGTTGGCGGCGCACAAGCTACGGCAGAAATGCAACAGGCTGGACTTGGACAATTGCAGGACATTGAACGCATGCGTGCTGGACTTCGTGGGACTGCGGGCGAAGAGGCAATGAGAGCTTACGGTGCTGCTGGTGGATTTTACACATCACCGGGGCTTGAGATGCTCCGCGCAACCCCGCAATCATACACCGCAGGAACATCTTTGGCGGGTATGGGTCTTGAACTTGGCCAAAGCATGGGGCCGCAACTTGATTACAACCTTCCACTCACCCTTGCTCGTGAGCGTGCTGGTGCGCTAGATGAGCGTAACCTTGCTCAATATCAAGCAGATCAACAAGCTAGGGCCGAAAGAGGCAAGATGATCGGAAGCCTTGTTGGTCTTGCAGCAATGCCATTTACAGGTGGACTCTCCGCTGGCCTTGGGCTTACTGGTCTAGCAGGTGGAGCCGCAGGAGCAACTGGCATGAGTGGTCTTGGGCTTTCGGCTGGGATGGGCTTAAAATCAATGTTTGGTGGAATTCCACGCGCAACTCCAGTCTAATAAAATTATGGCACTCGTAGCAGGACAAATACCCGTATCGGGATATAGGACTCCAGACTATTCTGGAGCGGCAGCGGCAGCAGGAGCGGCACAAGCAGCCCCATATCAGATGATCTCTGATCTGGCTGGGCAGGCGAAGGACTACTTCAAGCAGCAGGGGGAGAAGAAGAAGCTTGTCAAACAAAGCAGCCTTCAGATTGACGCTGCGCTCCAATTATTCCCAGACCTTGCCCCATCGCTTCAAAGCGTAAAAGAACGCATGCGTGACGAGAACATCCCACTTGCTGATCGTGCTGCCGAAGCTGAAGTTGTTGCGAACCTAATCAACACTGGAATCGGTGAGATGCGGGATAGGTCTAATCGTTCATTTGAACAAGAAAAGTTTGCCGCCGATCAAGCATATCGCCAAGCAAATCTTGAAATAGAGGCAACTAGAATTGGAGTTGGCCAACAAGCAGCCCAACAAGCCGCTGAATCTGCCACAGCTAAAAGATCATTGAAGAAGATTGTTGTATCGACTCCACTTGGTGAGGCTGAACTCGATGTTAGCGTTGACTCTCAAGGGAACCCATACGACATCCAAAGCGGAAAGCGTATTGGAGATCTTAAAAACTACGCAACTGGTGAAGGAACATGGGAATCCCCAGAGCAAAACATGCCTCCAACATCTCAAGTTGATTATAACCAGCTCCCATCTACTGGGAATTGGGGATTTACATCAAAAACACGCGACCAATTGCCAAAATCAACGGCTCAAGCTCGCCAAGTGTCACTTGATTTTAATGCGGCAGCCAGCAAGAATGCTAAAGGGATTGAAATTATTATCCCAAATGATGCTAGCAGGATTGAACGCATGGCTGCTGAAGATTATGTTCAGCAAACTCAAAAATACTTCGCTGATCGTGGAGTAGATGTTCCAGTTCGTGGTGTCCGCACGGCAAAAGAAAACGGACGCGGTACACCTGGACGGTTCCACACAGAACCATTTTTTGTGGGCGATACAGCGGCAAGAAAGGTAATGGAATCTGATCCAGATGGTTATGCACAAGTTCTCGCCAATACGCTTGGGAAAATCAATAATGTGACATTTATTGCTCCACATAAGACCAATGACCCAGGCGCGTCTGATGGCAAGTTTAATGAACGAGATTTTGCCAAGGGTTCTATTATTCCTGCTCTTGAGCGTTTGAGCCGAGGTGACCTTTCAAGGCAGGCAATGGGAACGCCAGAGCAACAAGCTGAAGTTTCCAGAATGATTGAACAAGGTTCTGAAATGGCTACATCTCAAGCGGTTCCAAGTGGAGCGATGGCTACTGAATCAGGCCTAAGTCAACAGCAGCCTCAGTTGCCGCAGCAAGTTCAACCAGTGGCCCAGCCAAGACTCGCTCGCGGGAGACTGCTTTCTGGCGGCGGCGATGAATATAGACCCTCGACGGCAGAAGAAGAAAAATTCTACGGAACCAAAGGTCAAGTAAGTAAAAAAACTGGTAAATTTAGTCCAATTACACCGCCTCCGGGAATGGTTATTAGGCAATCGCCGGGAGGTGGTATTGAATTTATTCAAGGTGCTGGAGCTGCGGATAGGTTTACAAAAGCTGCAGAAGAAGCTAAAAAACAAGCAGTTCAATCGGCTGATAGGAACATCCAAGATCTAATGGAAGCTAAAAGGCTTTATG